AGACCTTTGTATCTTCCTCCGTTAACAGCTGCTGTCACTTTCTTTCCTTTCCATTGGCTTACATTGAGCAATGCTCCAGAATTTGAGTAATCGCTTCCACCCATGCTCTCAAATTCTATGATTGACCATCCGGGAGCAGGGTAGTCCTGCCAATGTCCATAAACACTGCCGCTGCTGTCTCCTGCATTCTTTTCATCCGCAACAAGGCAATTCAGTTTTATCCCACCTTCCAGTGTGAAACTTATAAGGTCGCCACAAGAGCCAAAGTATGATCCCACAGCAACAAGATAATAACCATCTATAGTCGCTATGCCATGATCGCTTGCTCGTCCTTTTGCATTCCATATATCTGCAACCCTTCTTTGCGTAGAATCACCATTCCATCGGCTATACCAATATGGATATATCGTGTAATCCCATGGACATATGCCAGATTGTTGCAGTCCCGCTGGTATTGGTTTCGATGTCCCGGATATTACTGAGTCATTTCCTGTCGATATTGTTGTAGCAGGATAGTCGATATAGCAAAATCCATATACATCACTTCTTCGGTTCCCGTACTGTTTTTTCGCTGCTAAGCCTCCTGCCGCTCCACTAGTGTTACCTTCGATCGACACGTAATCATTTATTCCTGATCCGGAAACACTTTCTACTAGACCTATATGACTTCCTCCTCCTGGTCCGTAAACTACTAAAGCTCCAACTTTTGGCACTGTCCCGAATTTTCCTCTGGCTTGATACCATTCTGTTACATCGGAACAACTAGCTGTTTTTCCGCCGCCCATAAACAAATTTCCGTGGCCAGATTTGTTAAAAACTGACCATTGAAAAATACAGCACCATGCAACTCCGTTGTATCCATAGTACTGTGTAGCCTCATTTGTGCTCCCTGATATTCCAATCCAGGCTCTTGCCTGATTTAGTACATCCTCTAATGCGCTGCTTGTCCCTGATCCAAAAGAACCTTCAGATGTTTCCTGTTCTTCATCCTCTTCCTGGACGTCCATAATATTTTTAAAAGCCAGTTCCAGTTTTGTGGTGTATAAACCGCCACTCCATTCATGGCTGTCATTTTCTATCCAGAACTTTCCCTTGAGTCCGGTTCTGGAATCTTCTATGATCACTCCTAATCCAGAGATGCATCTGCAGTCTCCTATCATTGTCAGGCTTGATGTTTTATCAATCCCATGAAGTTCTGTCTTCGCTTCTGCTTTTCCATTCCCCGAATCTACAGATATAGAATTTTGGAAGATTCCGAATTTATCAGCCCACTTTGAATTACTTATGCTTCCTATCTTTCTATTATCCGAATTGTATATGTATACTCGGTTTACCATACTGTCAATGTTTTCAGAATAAGAGGATTCTACAATTCTTTCCCCCTGGCAAATGTGGAAATTGGGGATAACTTTTCCTTTTTGTATAACTTCCAGCTTATCTCTGTTCATCTGGGCTATATATGGCTTTTTATTCTTCCTGTACGCTTTTGTATATGCAGCCATGATGATTTCATAATACGGCCTTTCCTGAAAGAATATTTTAGGAATATTAATTTTAGTTTTAGCCAGATTTCCAGTCTTTACTTTTACGTCCTTACATACCAAAGATGTAATCTTTTCAGGCGTCTTGTTGGCAAATTTGTAGGTTCCCGACGATCTGAGCAAATGAATCATTCCGTCCTGTGCGGTATACGAAAGTTCCCCTGCCTCTGATCTTCTTTCCCTGCATGTTACCATCCCAATGAATTTTGCCTTTTTATCGTCCGGATATCCCGGGTAAAATGTTATTTTATCTCCCAGTTTAATTCCTAGATTCTTTACGTTTTTATCATTTGGACTATACGCAACATTAAACACTACTGATCTGGCCGCTTGTTTTGCGCTTCCCGACCAGCTTACCGATGTAACGTACCCAGTTATATTCGTATCTTTCCAATTTAGTTTCATGGAATCACCAGTTTCGTTCCATTGTAGAGCCACCAGCCTTTCACTCCATTGTGCGAGCTGCTTGTGTGGCCATGTTTCTTTGCTTCTTTTTCTATTACCGTTTTATTCGCATTATATATCTTGCTGCTATAGCTTCCTGAACCGTAATATTTCTTCGCAATGCTCCGAAGTGTTTCCTTGCCTGATACCGTATGCGTCTTCTTTTTCGGTTTATTGTCTGGCCGGTTATTCTCCTTCTCTGGTTTCTTTTTATCTGATTCGACCGGTTCAAGAACAGCTTTTGCCGGCTTAGTGTACTTAGGTGGTCTGTAATCGTCCATAGTAAGTGAGTATTTTATATCCCCAGTTCCATCTTCTTCCCCGAACTGAAATGATTTTATGATTACTTTTTTATTCAGTTTTGTTTTCGTGACAATAAACTGGATAGGCGTTTCCTGCCATTTAAGAATTTCTTTTACATATTCCCACGGATTTCTGTCTTTTGCATAATCCGCAAAGGGATAATCATTTTCCGGAAAAAAGGACTCGAATGCATATGTCTTGAGTCCCTTTTTTCCAAGAATTGTTACATCCCCTTTTGTCTGCACATTTACTGTCTGATGCGTATTTTCAAATGTAACGCTAAATGATTCGGGTCTGATCGGAAGCTGGATTGATTTATTTCCATTTTTTAACCAATATTCCATCTTGTCTCCTACGCTGTTTGTGGCATGTTGTCACTTGCCTCTTCGATTTTCCTTATAATCGCTTCTGCTATTTTATCAATGTCAGATTCTTCTCGCACTACGATACTGTCTGCAAGCTTCGCAATTTTGACTATAAAGTTCTTCTTTGCCTCCTGACGTGCCATCTGTACAGACTTGTCATGTGGATACACTCTGCTTCCAGATGGAAGATCTACAATCTCTCCACCTTTTTCACTGATCTGTACGATGCCTCCCTGCCAGTTATCTGTGCCTTTCGCAAGAGTTGGAATTTGTGGTATGTTAAGGCCCTCCCAGCCTTTTCCTCCTATTCCGGGTACCCACTCAGGAACCGTAAAATGAATTGAATTAATCTTGCTGATCGCGCCATTGACGATTGATATCACCGCATTAATTGGAACTTTTACCATATCAGCCAGCCCCGAGAATGCAGTTCCTACAAACTCCTTGCATCCATTCCATACAGATTCCCAATCTGTTTTAAACACGCCGCTCAAAAAGGAGATAATTCCTTCGAACATAGTGAGTAACGCATCAATGGCAACTCCAATCGTATCAAATGTTCCGACGATAAATTCTCCGGCGAAATTAAAGATTTCTTCGACTACCGGTCCGAATGTCTCTTTCAGGTATGATGCTATTTTTTCCACAAATTCTATGAACGGTTCTAATTGCGGTTTTACTGTCTGCCAGAATTCCACAAATCTATCCCCTATCTTCTGCAAAATAGGTGCGATTCTGTCCCAGTTTTTATAGATCAGCAGAGCCGCTGCCGCCACTGCCGCTGCCGCAATCCCAAACGGACCGGTCATAACTTTTGCAAGCCCGGAAAATCCGGATGCTCCGGTCAATTTTTTTAACACACTACCGATTTTGCCCGTATCAGAAACTAATGTTCCAATTCCGGTAGATACTTTTCCAAATCCCAGTAAAACTGGTCCTGCTGCTGCCGCTACTGCTGCAAATTTGACTATCGTCTTCTGAGTTGCCGGCCCTAATTTATTCCATTTGTCCGTAAATTTCTGTATGGCATTAATCCCTTTTGTGACATACGGAATCAACTGGTCCCCAATTGGTTGCAGCACATCTACCTGTATCGTTCTCCAAAGTCCTCCCAGAGCGCCTGATAATGTATCGTATTTTACATTTACAAGGCTTTCCATGGATTCTCTTGTCATGTCAATTGCATCATTTGTAGTTGACAAGGACATAACAACTTCTGGTCCCAAATCTTCCCACATTGTACCGAACAAATTAACTCCGGCAGTATTTCGTTCAATCGGATCTTCCATGGCCGATAATCCAACAATTACCTGATTGAACGCTTCATCTGCCGCTTCTCCTCCTGCTGCAAATTTTTTTGCAGTTTCTGTAGCATCCAGTCCCAATGCCTTAAATCCCTCAGCAGTAGTATCTGAACAATCAATAGCGCGGATAGCATTTTCCTTTACAGCATCTCCAATTTTGTCCAGATTGAATGCGCCGTTTTGTGCTCCATTAACAAATACCGAAAACATTTCATCTGCGCTCATTCCCATTTTTTTAAACTGAGGAGCGTATTCGTTAATGCTGTCAAGGAGTTCTCCTGAGAAGTCCAGCCCATTTTGGCTTCCTTGCACAATCAAATTGAACGCTTCATTTGCTTCAATTCCAAAATTTCTTATAAGAGAATTCGCAGCTCTAGTGCTTTCTGCAACGTCATATCCGAAGGTGTCCGAAAGAGTATATGCATATTCCGTGCATCTCTGCAGAGCTGAATCATCCAGGTAAGACATATTCTGGTTGACAGTTGCCATTGCTTCCGCAACATCATTGATGGACTCACCAAAATTATCTTTATAGACATTGTTGATCATGTCTTTATACTTGCCCATCTCATCTGTTGCGGTGCCTGTTGCCGCCGCAAACTGCTGAAATGCATCCTGTGAATCAGAGGAAAATTTAATTGCCGCAGTTCCAACCGCCACCAGTGGTGCAGTGACCGACTTGGTCAATGTTTCTCCGGCAGATGCAAATGCTTCTCCGGCATGTGAGAACACATCAGCAACATTGTTAAAACGTTTTTCCAGATCACGAGCCTGAGCCGCCACCTGTTTTGACGGATCGCTGAAATCATCTATTAACTTAACAACTGCTGCAACTGTCTTACCTGCCCTTGTTTTTTATCTCCTCTTTTAAGTCTTGTATTTCCTGCTTCAAAAAAGCGCGGGTGATTAATCGTTCACCCGCGCCCATATTGTAATATTTCGATGGTTTCCATTTCTTCAGGCGGAACAATGCGTAAGCAACGCTTGCTTCGCTGTCCACCTTTATGAGTTTTTTACTTCTTCTTCGGCATCTTCTCCAAGTCCTGAGAGCTTTATGATTTCTGATGCAATGCTTCCAGTTTCCATTCCGAACAGAATCGCCGCAAGATCCTTTGGCGTAGAAGCCCCAAAATGTTCCATCAATTTCTGATCATTCAAACATGGATCCACGACGCCGTATACGCAGCACATTAAATTAAAATCATATATGGCATTCATGTCGCGGTTTCCCTTTTTGTCATATAACATAGCCTGAAGGGCATTGTATCTTTTCCCTGATAATTCTCTGATCGTAATCTCTGCATCTTCGCCTACCAGTTTGGCCAGCTTCTTTGATTTAATTTTTTTTGTCTCTTTCTCTGTGACTTTTGCTTTATCTACGCTGAGTAACTTTTCAATTAAATTCATATTCTTTCCCCCCTATGCATCTATTGTGTTAAGTACTTCGAAGCTGCTGAAGTTAAACGGTATAGATTCCTCAAGCAGCTTACCTGCTTCCCAGTCCGCAAGTGTCAGCTCTGCGAACACGCAGTTATCTAAGCGAATTCTTTCTGCTCCAAATGCTTCTGGATCTTCCAGGTTCGTGATGATCGTTGCTCTTGTTGCTTTTCCTTTTTTTAAATTCTCCGAAATCTTCTTTATGAAATAAGATGTCACTTTATTCAGCTTCAAGGTTCCAGTTCCGCTAATCCCGGTTACCTTATACCCTTTTTCCAGTGTTCCGGTTCTCTTAACTTCGCTCATGTCAAGCTTCATCTTTGCCTGCAAAGCTGTCGTTTCTGCCATGTAGTCATTGTCTATCCAGCACTCTCCAAAAGTGCCGTTGACAACTCTGTCATCTGTATAATTATCCCTTTTGTTTCCTCCTTACACAGTAATCTCCAGATTAATGTCTTCCATTACGTCCACGATCGTCACATATGCCTTCAGGAAAACTTTATCATCGGTATACTGTTTTTCGATTTCCTCCTCTGACATTGCTTCTGCTTCGTCTCTTGAGATCTCTTTGTTTTCGATGATATATTCTTTTATCGCTTCTGTATCCAGTCCAATTTCATAGTCCTGTATCAGCCCGTTTCTTTCCAACTCTTTCAAGTAAGAATTGATTGCTGATATCAGGAGGCATTTGTTACTGTATGTGTTTGGATACTTTCCGATATAGTTATCTTCAGCCAGCAGCACTAAATCGTCGTGGATCATATCCATTGTCTCTACAACACGGATTTTTTTCCACGAATCAGCTTTTCCTTTCTGAACTGTCGTCAGAGAGTTGACACCTTTTGCTACTTTTACTTTTTCTCCATCGTAGAACACAACAAATTTTCCTGAATCCACAGCAGTATCCAGTGCATCTTTATCCAGTTTTTCACATGCGCTTACTTCTTCCAACACGGCAAATGTAGATGATATTTTATACGATGTTCCCGCAAGAAGTCCGGCGATCCTGGAACAGAACGCCTCTGGCGTATATTTCTTATTGTTTACAATCACTTCTCTCGTTGCATAATTTATAATGCCTTCATTGTCCGCTGTATTATCAGGCAGAATTGCCTTTACCCTGTTCCTATTGCCATCTCTCTGCTCTTTTACCCATGTCAGGACGTTTTCTTCCTGTCCATCAGTTTTTACAGTCGGACAGCACAGCCATGTTACTTTTTTGATTTCAAAGTATTCTAAAGCCTTGCTGTAATTTTCTTCTGTTTTTTCAAGGACATATACAACTACCTTTCTTGGAGTTGTGTCATTTCCTTTCAGCGCAAATTTGATCTGCTCTTTGTTTTCTTCACTAAATGCTTCCGGAATATCTTTTTCGCTGTAAATAACAGTCGGGTTTGCGGTTGGTACCGTTGTTTCTTTTATGATCATTCCAACCGTTCCACGTTCAGCTCGTCTTATTGTTTTTCTTGCCGCTGCCACAAAGACAACGTTCATTGTTGGTAAGCCCCTAGTCTTTTACCTCCTGTCCAAGCATAAGTATTTTCATTGTTTCAACATTTTCCTGTCTTTCAATCCGGTCCCAGAATTCTACGTCGAATCTACACATCGGTACATTTGCATTTTCTCCCTGGAAGGTTAATTCCATGTCGCTTGTGTTCAAGCTTCTGCTGCCTACTGTCAGTTTCTGTCCGAACATTTCTTCCATTATGGTGAAAAAATCTGTTCCATCTGCCTCGTTTGCCGCTTTTTGTATGTAGTAGATTTCAACCTCTACATTCTTATGTCTGGCATTTTTTGTTGATTCTGAAAAGGTCTGTGTTGTATATACAAAAAAAGAAGGTCTGGTATAGCCTTCTATTGTATCGGCGCCATAGATTTTGTATTCCGGATATCTTTCTTTTAAAGCGGAATTGACCGCTTTTTTTATTTCTTTAAGAGTCAATTCCAGCCTCCTTTAATATTTCGTCAAGCAGTTCCTGTCCGATCAGCTCTGCGTGGTCCGCACGCTGTGCCATATATCTTGCAACTGTCTTTCTTCCTTTTACTTCTCCGACTTTCTTTCCAGTTCCTGCTCTCCCTCTTCCTTTCTTGTCCTTCCGATTATGAGTGATCATATCATGGCCAAGTTCGTACAAATGATAATGAGGAGCTGATGACGTTACGGCGATTGTCATTTTACTTCCAGAACGGATTACTCTTCCCTGCCGGAAGCTCTTGCTTAATGGCTTCTGTGTTTCTTCATCACTGCTGTTCTTTCCCCGCCGGTAATGGTGCCCTTTTGCTTCGGAATTTACTCGTCCTTGTAAATCCTTAGCAATATTTTTCGCTTCTTTCTTTAAAACTTTTTCTGCAGATGCAGGATATTGTTTTGTCGCCTTCTCCATTGCCTGGATCAGTTCCGAAGCGTCAAAATCAAAGTTGATACTTGACACTTTCGAACACCTCCTCACATTGGATTTCCAACATTCTGTGCGTATTGTCCATATCAAGCGGCGGGCCTGCAATGGAAAACATGTGTCCCTGATACAAAATCCTCATATCTGCAGTAATATCTTTTCGGAAGCGGATGTACATTCTGTGTGTAACCTCCGGCTTTAATTTGCTCATGAAATTGTATTCTGATGCTTTGTATGGTTTTACAGTTGCCCATACTGTCCGATATTTTTTCCACTCGGATTTGTCCTGACCCATTTCATCTTCTGAAGTCTTCAGGCGGAGAAATGTGATCCGCCTGTTTAGTTTTCCAATATCAACCATTTTCTTCCTCCAGTTGTGACGTCTGTAGTTGAAGAACCATTGATCCGACCACATGTGTCAGTCGTTGTTTGTCTGCTTCCTTTACTGTCAGCACACGATTTTCGTAGAGATCCTGCATGATAAGCATGAATAACATCTGCGTTTTTGGATTCTTCTCATCACATTTCCCGACAGCATCTTTTATGTATTCTTTTGCAGCGTTCATCATCAGTTCTATGGTCATGTCGTCTGCATCATCGTCGATTCGCAGATACTCTTTTACTGCATCAATATCCACAGTTCACCGCCTTATCTCATACTCCTGTAACAGTTGCATCTTTAATTGTCAGCTGTCCGTTCACGAACGCTTCTTTGTCTTTCACCGTGCAGTCTTCCCTTTCAATTGCCCTGAAGATTGTAAGATCTTCTTCAAATGCATTCAACTCTCCGATCTGGGCGATGTTAGATGTCATAAGAGTCGTCTGATTTCTATCCCAGAATTTGATACCCTCTTTCAAATCTCCAATAATAACTGGTATTTTTCTGCTTCCTGCTGTCTTTGTATCGGATGGCATATCGGAGTTTGGAATAACTTTGACAGGAACAATTGTTGATCCAGCGCAAAGTCTAAGCTGCATTGGATTTGCAGGATCCGGCTGGAGAAGATATCTTCCTTCGTTATCCTTTAATGTATCAAGCCACTGTAACCCATCGTCGTTTGTCACAATTGCAGAAGTAGGTTTAAATGCCTGTCCAAGCGTGATATTCAATGCTTTCTTGATATCATCAAGATCTTTCATCGCTGTTACATCCTTTGTCGCAATCTGCTCAAGAATCATTTTATTTCTTGTGACTCTTGACTCATCCGCAATCCATGTTATCAAAACGCCTGTGATATTTTCATCTGTATCCGCAAGGAGTTCATTTGTGCAAGGGAAGTATCCTGCATATTTCTCAATCTCGTATGAGATTCTTTCGAACTGTGGGGTTGTTCCAGCTGTTATCTTTCCGCCTTCTCCCACTTTCGCAAATCCAGTCTGCTGCGCACGTTTCTTATAGGTTCTCTGGCCTTTGCTTGTTGTTACATTGTCTTTATCAACCAGGCTGATCAGAGAGAATTTTGCATCTCTGTAGGTATTAATCCGTGTCTGGATGTCTTCCGGGACTGTATATCCTCCATCTGCAGGTGTGCCTTCTACCATGGTTGCATTTCGGAATCCTCTTCTTGCAGCATTAGCAAATTCTTTGATAGAGTTATTTTCTAACGGTTTCGGATCCTGTTGCGGTTTAATTGTTCCATTTCCGTCCGGATCCATGATGTCTTTCAGAAGGTCAAACTGTTCCTGCATATTTTTAAGTTCTTCCTTGGCTGTTCTTGCTTCTTCCAGCTTTCCCTGTTCTACCAGGGACTGTACCATTGTTTTTTTCTCATTAATAGAGTTTAAAAGTTCTAATAATTTTTTATTCCTTATATCCTCCGTTCCGCTCAGACGCCATACTGGTCTAAGTCTCCTAATATTTCTTTTTTCTGCTGTTTTTCTGCTTCCTGGGCTTCTTTTTCCTGCTTTACTTTATTGCGTATTTCATCCGTCAGTCTGACTCCGCACACGCAATTAAAGAACTGCTGCCCTGAATTCTCGATCTTATCAATAAATCCAAGTTCAAGAGCCTTCTCTGCTGTGATCCATGTTTCCTTATCCATCATCTTCAGAATTTCATCTTTTGATCTTCCTGTCTTTCTTGTGTACGCTTCCGAAAGCGCACTGTTCATTGTTTTTAAGATCTCTGCATTCTTCTGCATATCATGATAATCTCCGGAAGCTCCTGACATTGAGACATTGTGGATCATTATAGTCGCAACAGGGCTCATTTTGCATGTGTTTGCCATTGCAATCACACTGGCTGCACTACCAGCAAGCGATTGAATGTTGATTTCCACGTCACTTCTTCCGGCAAGAATAGAATAGATTTCCTGTCCTGCCATCACAGAGCCGCCGCCCGAGTTTATGTTTACCGTGAGTATTTCTCCTTGTTGAAGAGATGTAATTGCATTCCTGATATCATTCGGACATGTGGAATCCCAGTCCAGCCAGTCGTAAATCCATTTATCATCATTGCTGATGATATCCCCTCTTACATCAATCTCCATCTCCTTCACCTCCCTGTGTGTTAACTCCGTAAGCCGCGCCTATATGTGTTATCGGCTGATACGTTCCGTTTACCATGTTGACATCTCCTCCGTCCACAAAAGGAAGATCAAGGAGATCTCTCCCCTCATTGATCGTATAGATTCCGTTCTGCACGTATCCAGTTATTACTTCCTTTTGTGTCTTTGAATCCGTCCTCAATATTGCTTTTTCGTTGAATTTAAAGCAATATCCTTCTTTTTTCTCAGTATCAGAAAGACATTTATAGTTTATCTCCTGCTCGTACTGTGACAATCTATAGCTCATCGTGTCCACCAGGAATGCCAACTGCTGGCTTTCAGAATTTGAATAGCTGGACTTATCATAATCATTTAGCTGATTTGGTTTAATTCCGAACGCTGCTGCAATCTGCAAAGCAGTATACTTTTTCAATTCCGAATACTGCGCATCCGCAAGTGTTACATTCAGTGGCTGTAGTGTCATTCCGACTGGTACTGCAACTACTTTTCCAGCATTCTTTGCTCCTGAAAGCAGGCTGTTGTATTCCTTTTGCAGTGCCAGGCGTTTAGGCTTGTCCAGATCGCCTGTATATTGTAGTGCCGCCTTTGCAGTCAACCCGCTCACATACAACTTATTAAGATATTTCTGCGACTCAATCGCACCAGCTATGGAATCTTTCAGTATCTGGCGTACAGGTTTCCCCATGATTCCGTCAAATGTACTCCATGTTTTAAAGTGCAGCACATTATTCTGTGAAAACGTATATGTTTTTCCGGTTTTTGGATCGCTATAACGATAGTATAAATTTCCTGCTTCTCCAAATACACCCACATCATCCATCAAAACGTCTACATAATTGCTCTGCATCGGCCAGAATGAAAGAACATTATATTCTCCTCCGAAACGGCCTTTCTTTTCAAACTTTGTCTGAATCCAGACATATGCATTTCCATAATGTTCGCAGTTGCATTCTATTGTTCCCCAGAATGTTGTCGGGGTCATGAGCCGATTCGGTCTTTCCATCAATAGTCTTGATGTTCGATTCGGCTCTGCTCGAATTTTTCCCTTGTCAGTCTGCTTGTAAAATTTCAACGGCATTTTCCCCATTGTCTCAGAGAGCATCTTCAGGCAGGTGAAATATGTAACCTCCCCAATTGCATATCTCGGTGTATCTGGTTCAATGCCAAGCCAATCCAGAAGTTTCTCATCATCCAGCGATATAGATTTTCCGACAAGGGAATTCCACATATTTTTAATTTTCTGTAGAATCCTCGTGTAATATCTCCTCTATAAAGTTATCAATATAATCTCCATAATCATCCCCGAAGGTGTGGAACATTGCCAGCTTAAAAGCACATAATGTTGCATCCACCGGGTCAATTCTCTTTGTTGTTGCGTCCTTATCAATTTTGATAAGTCCATTACTCTGCCGGATTACCGCATTACTCATCGCATAATTCAGCAGTGGATTGTAAGTGTATATTATATTTCCGCAAAAAACCTGTTCTCTGAACCCTTGTGTTGCTTCATTCAGATGTTTATGGCTCTGAAAAACCTCTTCAACGTCATATCCCTCGTTCGACAGATCCATCATTAATTTGCTCGCATTCGCAGGGTCAAAGCACAGGCATTGTATTTTTAATTTCATTTTTTCGCAGGTCTCAAGAACATATCTCATAACCGCTCCCTGATCTACGATCGGAGTGTTTGTTACCTCCAGAAATCCCATACGTTCCCACGCGTCATAGGCAACCTTGTCTTTTATAATATGTTCCTGAAGTTTCTCCCTTGTCGGGATAAAACTGTGCGACCAAAGAATATACTTTACTATTTCTTTTCTATTCGCATCATATTCCCCGGATAAAAACGGAATCATAAACGCCACTGATGTAAGATCTGTCTTTGCAGACATATCGAAACCTACATACACCGGATGCCCCGTTATATCAAATGGTAATTCATTCACCTGGCAGGCTTTCCATTTCGACATGTCCATATACCCATTCTCTTTCGCCTGCACCCAGACATCCAGACATTTTGTGAGGAAGGCCGTCATATGTTCCGGCTGTTCTCTGGCAATCTTATATTCACCGCGAATCTTATCGACACCTTCCGGATATGTCATTCTAATCGGATTAGCTTTCTTCCAAGTCTCTTCGTTATCCAGATTTGAAATGTCTTCATAATCTTCCGGATCCATCTCACAAATGTCGATCAGATATTCATCATTCTCCACGTCCGTGTTTGGATCCAACACCTTGGAACAATACTGATACTCAGTCACATAGCAAGGATAAGTTAAATCCATTCCAGCTGTTGTTATAATCATCAAGAGTGGCTCTTTTGTGTTTGATCCTATTCCTAAATCATAGAACTCCGTGGTTTTGTGCTGATGATACTCATCTAAAACCAGAAGTGCAGGGTTTGTACCATCCCCGGACTTTCCATCGTCTTTTGATAATGGTTTGATTGTGCTATTGCTTTTCAGATGTTTTATGCAGTCCCTGGTTACCTTAAATTTCATCCTCAAAGGTGATCCTTGAAGCATTAATCCGGCTTCCCCGAATACAATTTTGGACTGATCGCGTTTTGTGCCGGCGGTATAAATCTCGTATACTTCTCCGTTCTTGGTTGATGTAACTGCTGCCTCATAGAGTGCAATACCTGCTTCTTCCTGAGATTTCGCATTCTTTCTGGCCACTTCTGTGAAATATTTCTTGAAACGTCGATATCCGGTATTTTTATGAACCCATCCGTACAGCTGGCAAATTCTAAATCTCTGCCATGGTGTTAGAATGATCGGTTGCTTTGCCAGAACTCCTTTACTATGTCGTAAGAGTGCAAACCATTCTGCAATGTTCTCCGCCTGGTCTTCATCCCAGACGTATGGAAAATCCGGTTGACCGATTCGGTCGATATCTCTCAGTAATCTCTCACATGCCCATATATGTTTTCTTCCACTGATAATCTTTCCAGATATGCAGTCACAAGCGTATTGTTTAAGTTCATCAAGAATCATATAGCACCGAACCGGTTCTCAATTTCTTCCTGCTGCTTATTTACTTTCGCCGATCCTGCCTTCAATCTCGAATCAATTGTCAGACCGCATAAGGCGGCGAAGCGTCTCATTTCTTCTGCATACCCTTTCTGAATATCAACCATAGGATTTTTTACAACAATTACTCCCGTTCTGGTTTCTCGATCAACATAATACGACTGCTGACTCAATATTTCTGTTGCTTTTACGTAGTTTGCGAACGCATTGCAATAACCTCCTATATTGTTTAAGTCCAGATTTCCGACTATATTTAGCTTGCTTAATTCTTTCACAACTCTTCGCCATTCTTTTTTAGCAACATCATCGATCAGCCAAGAAGGAGGTCGTTTAAGCTGGTTTTTCTCTGTTTTTACCTGGTCTTCTGCATCTCTTTTCTTCTGTCCGTCAATAACTTTTAAATGTCCGGTTTGCAATTCTACCGGCACTCTCGGTCTTGCCCTCTGGCCTCCCTCCTTTCATTTGCCAACTTTTTTTTCGTTTTTAGAATTTTGTGAAAAGAAAGGGGCATACGTGGTCGTGGGAGATCCGTTCAAAACTTTTTTCTATCCCCCGGTGGTCTTGAAACGCATCTGAAAGCCTCTCAATTCCTCCTGCACTACCGTCTTTCCCTCTTTCTCATATCGTTTATGTATCTCTTTATGTCCAGCTCTTGAGACTGGAATCAAGTTTGAATCTGAGTAGAACAGGTCAGGTCTGTCTTGCGATAATTCAATATGGTGTACCGTATCTGCTGCCACTATTCTGTTATGCTTGTACATCATGTAGATATCCAGCCCGTCATAACTGTTAAGCACAAACTGTCTCAGGTTCTTCCACCGTTGTGTGTGGTATTCTTTCTTTATTCCGGTTGGCTTTGCATACTCTCTGATGTTATTCTTTCTGCACGGGCATGTAGTCCCTGCTGGTACCCTACCCCCGCATCTGCTACATCGTTTGTATATCATTCCATCCCTCCTGTTCTCTGATAGCGGGAGGCGGATTCGAACCACCGTTCCAGGCTAAGGAGGCCTGTAAGTTTCCGTTACTTTATCCCGCGGTAATTATGGACATTCTGGGGTTCGAACCCAGGACCTATCGGTTATGAGCCGATTGCTCTCCCAGCTGAGCTAAATGTCCATAGTATAAGAGCCACCTGCTTTCTACAAGCAGATGGCTCCTACGCCAAGGAAAATCCATGTGAGTCCTTGTACCTTTTTGTGTTTGGTCTGGTACCGACCAATTCATTCGCCAGGCTGTGGCACCTGGCAAACGTAAGGAATGAGATTTACCTATATCCATTTCAGCAACTCCAGTTTATATTATTGCATATTTAAAACGGAAAAAACGGAAAAAACGGAAAAACTTTTATTTTTTCATGAATGTTTCAAATTCCTTTCTCACAGATTCTCCAGTTGCTTTTCCTCCTATATGCTTTGCAACCTGCTGCCAGTTCATTTCCTCAAAGATCTTAAACTTAATGATCCTGCGCATTCTGAATGGAATTGTAAGCATCCACTCTTCCACATCGTTCTTTAACTTCTCTGCCTGCTCTATCTGTATCTGTTGTCTACGTTTTTGTCTTTCTATCTTGTCGTCCTCATCGTGTGTTTTACCCTGGATTACAAAATGCATGGGTTGAAAAGGGAATTCCGAATTGCTTCCAGAAACCGTATCTTTTGTCTGCACAGAGTTTCTCTTCTCCAGCTTTTTTATGGTTTCTCTCGTTTCTTTGATCAGTTTTACTGCATCTGTGTACTGTTCCAATAAGTCTCTATTCACTTCGGTATTCCTCCTGTTTCTTATTCCTCGTCGGCACCATGGAGCATCAGATATAGTTTTGTGTATCCGGGAGAGGTGTATTGCCCATTTTCCAGCTGTAATTGTACCACATAGGGATATAATTTTATAACAGTTGCTGTATGGTATATGATTCGTGTGCTGTTTCCATCATCTCTTACCCGCGCTTTTAATTTAATCTTTCCGCCTGGGCGGACTTTGAACGTTCTTTTGAGCGTCTTTCTTATGTCTCCCATTCTCATGAGAGGGATGTTGCTTTTGTCGTAATTCATTTTTCTCCTTCCTGACCGATTCGGTCACTTTTTGTTCGTAGAATCTGTATTCCTTGCAATTCATTCCGGCTGTAACATTTTTGTCTTTGATGATGTGCAATGTTCATCTATTCATCCTCCAGATAGTTTTTCCCAAATATTTCCGTGAATTTATCCCTGCTGCCACACTTCTTCTCAAATGTTCTTTGACCGATCCGCTGCAGGGTAATCCTGACTTCTTTGTTTCGGTGTGCTGATATCTCTGAGGTCCTGTGGCATTCTGGGCAAAGATATACGGTTAAGCCATATTGTTCTGAGTATTTGCGGTTTGCGCTGCCATAGATGTGATGGCGTTCTGTATAGCCTGTTTTGCCGCAAATGAAGCACTGATTCTTCATGTCTCTGTCTATGATGCTTTTGTGGTGCTTCTTCCGTTTTTTTCTGGTGGATTCTTTAGGAAATAATAATCCTCCCTGTTTCATCTGGTATACCTCCTTGCCTCTCTGAGCAGATAATTCCTGTTCTGGATATTTCGATTAAAATCTTCTACTGTTCTGGTGGCTTCCTGTTTCTTCAGCACTGCCAGTCCGCCCCAGGGTTTGCAAAGAAAATCATGGAACCGGCGGCTACTGTAATGCATCCATCCCGGAGGATTCTGACCGGTTACTTTTCTAAATAATTTCTTTTTCTGTCTGAGATTCATTTTTCACGCTCCTCATATGGCTTTGGTAATGGTTTCCATGCTGTTACGTCAAGCCAGTCATAGTCGCTATCCAGATAATATCCATCCGGATCAATACAGCACATATCTGACCATACTGTGTTCCCATTAGTTACAAGTATTCTTTCTTCATCTTCAGGCATATCACAAATATGACGATATTTGCAATTATCTGGTATATGCTCTTCTGCTCGTTCTTTATCTGTGATCTCACGGTATTTTATTGGAATCCATTCATTCTCCTCTTTCAGACTTTCTACTTCATCCGGATTCAATCCAACTTCCTCGTAATCCAAAAGTTTATGTAAAGCTCCGTAGAGTTTCTCCTGTACCTCTTTTGTTATTATCTGTCCAATATACAACTGCTGCCAACGAATTCCTTTTAACTCCCAGTTTCCCCGATCATCTTTTTCTGTTAATCTGTTCATGGTTCTCCTTTCCCCTTCCTGTGATCTGACAGGCTCACACAGGAAGGATGTATCTATGTGAATTTTAGTAGCACCCTTTTTTAGTGACCGAATCGGTCATTTCTTGTCATTCCACCGAATTTCTAAATCTATTCTGGTTTCTTCCTTGAGCACATCTACTATATCCAGCCAATATTTTTTTAGTTTCTCATAATGTTCTTTCGTAGTAATCACATAGCCGTTATCTGTTGTGATCTCTGTATCACTACAGAAAAACGGTCTCTGTACCACATTGTCAATTAATTTCTTAATGTCGTTAATGTCCATCATGTTTGTGGTCCTCCATGATAAAATTTTTTCCGAATATCTTCATAAACTCTTCCCTGCTGCCTCCGGTCCTGTCCCTGCCAGGTGATGCACATTGCAGAGATATACTTTCAGTCCATAGTGTCCTGAATGTGTCCGATTCGGACACCCTCCGAAAATGTGATGTTCCTGGAGAACTGGATGTCGTCTGTAATCATTATGCAGCTTCATACAGAGATAGCAAGTGCCGCTTTCTCTGCTGTGCAGGATGCTCGGTCTCTCTGATTCTTTCTTCTTAGTCCGTTTTTTCTTTTTCTGCTTCGGAAATGACTGCATTTCTGTGTTCCTCCAGCTTTTTCTTATAATTTGCATGATAATCTTTCAACCAGTTTGTCTGTCTCTTCTGTTTTGACCATTTCGCCCTCCTTAATGTCCGGCAAGGAACGTTTGCATCATTCTAGTTCTCCAGTCTGTCTGTTTGCCCGTCCATTTTTCACACTGATCGTCGTCTTCTACCAGACGGCCTGTGCGATCGCAGAGACCACAATCATTCTCTCTGCAGCTTTTACATGTCTTTTCCATGCTTATTCCTCCTTCACTAATTCTGGATTATCAAAGATATTTCCAACAATCTCGATTTTATTGTGCCAATATCCTAATTCTTTACGGTAGAAATCTCTTCCTTTGTCCGAGAAAGCCATATAAAATCCTTGATGATATTTCCACGTTGCAAACCTGTCAGAATACTTTCCAAATTTAATTTGCACACATACATTTGAATCAGTATTTGCAATAGCATTCTCCCAGATTCTATTTCCATTCTTATCTGTCAAGCCTGTATATTGGCAGATGGTTTCTGGATTAATAGGTGGTGCGTATAAAACACCTGATTCAACTGGTTGCATTCGATATTCAAATAAGTTTGACCGTGAATGATCTATTACCAAGCACCCCTCAACCCATTCTTCATTATCAATCCGCTTTGCCTTGAAAAGAATTTCTCTCATTCAACTCCACCATCCTCTACTTGTCCTGATTCTTCTAGCCAATTTTCAACACATGGTATGCAAATGTAGCAACTACACCAACCTTGTCCTTCTACTATCGCTTTTTGGTTTAACATTTTTTCACCTTTAGGTATATGTTTTTCGCATATGCAACACGAATGAGGATATCTTATCTTTACGATTTTTTCTGTTAGATTGGATTCTGAGCCATCCATGTCTCCTGCAAATATCTGGCTATCAATATACATCTCTTCTGGATATTTCATTCAACTCCACCCTCTCCATTTCAATTCCATTGTCAATAAGTTCCTGCATTTCTACGTCCAGAATGCGGACGTAAGTTCCTCTTACCATCCGCATTACTTCCGGACTTAATTCTTTTATGTTCTTTTCTGATACCAGGCTTTTTGCCAGGGCGAATACATATGCAACGCTTTCATCCTCTGTAACAGTTTCCTGAAATTCGATTACAAGGATTTTTCTTTCCTCATAGCTGATAATCCATGCGTTCTTTACGATTTTCTTGTGCAGCTCAATATGAACATAAAACGGTTTTTCCTGCAATTGTTAGCCCTCCCATTATTTCTGTATTTCTTTCAGGAACTCAACCAATTCAGTCTCTGAATTAGGGAATTTATTATATCGTGTATGATACGTCCATTTCGGCACGCCACCAGCCCGATCTGGTTCAGGTCCTCCTACTAAGTGCATGTAATATGATTCTTTTATGCTGGATACCCACCAGCTTTTATTATTTTCTAAATCTGGGGTGTATTCTTCTACTATCAAACGCGCTCCGTTATCAAAATCGTATTTGTAGTATTTGACTTCTATGTTTTTATCCTCATACCAAAGTCCCCAACTTTTGTAGTTTCTTAACCATTCTTTTCTCTGATCGTTATTTCTCATTACTGGAAGATCTGAATTTGCATTGTCTTTTAGCATTTCGGTGGTTTCGCCGGTATGGTCTTTCTGCTGCTTTTTATCCGGCGCGTCTGCTTCCGTTTGGCAGCGTTTTTCTATCCATCCGCAACGAATATCGCATTCTTCTGGACAATTTACGCAACAGGCATATGGAGCACTGCAATAATACGCTGAGCCACATATTCCGGATTTTGATTTTCCTGCGATACATCTTACGCCTTGGTCTTTCTCCTGTGTCTCTGTCTGTTCTTTTGGACTGTTCTGTGGTTTCTCCGGAGTGTCTATGGATACTATACGGACCGGCTTCTGTTTCTTTCCGAATCTTTTCACCAGCTCCTCAGACAATTCATTCCACGTCAGACTGTGCTGCATTGTGCTGTCGGGATTGAATGTTATTCCCTCTTTGTTTGCCTGATAATTGAAATGTCCGTTTCTGATCCTGACGTCCCGGTACCGGATGCTGATTAAATATGCGGCCATTCTCGTGTCGCATTTGAGGACTCTTTCTCTTTCGCCTTTATTTAACGCTTCGAAGAATCTTTCTATCTGCAGTTCTACAGGAATCAGTGTCTCATCTTCTTCCGGTTTCTGCTGCCTGGTTGCCTGCTCTATCGTCATCTGTCCCGGAATGTCTGCATTCAATGCCTGCTGGTTCTTCAGAAGCTCAACATCAGAAGGTGTCAATGTCCCATTTTCCATAAAAATCTCATACGACTGCTGTTGAAGTTCAGGTTTCAGAGATGCTACGGCATCAGCCACTGAAATTTTAATCCTTTCTTCTTTGAATTCTTTCATCAGCTCTTCTATCAAATTATTGCTGATTTTCTTATATCGGCTATATTGACCGCCCGATATTCCCATAAGCTCTTTTAATTCGTCTCTAAGATTGCCTTTAAGCCCCATGCTTTCTTTAAATTGTTTTACAATCTTTTCCATTTCAAGAAATTCCTGCATTTTTTCCCAATCACTTTTATCTCTATAGTTATTAGTCTGAATTACTTTGAATTGGCGCAAGATTGGCTCAATTTTTTCTTTATCTTCCAAAGACAGAGTTTCCATTCCAGGTATCTTAATTTCCGAAGCGTACATACACGGGACTTTTTCGAATCTGGTATCTCCTTCATTAATCAAATCGATGCAGCATAATCGGCGGCGATGCCCAGCAAGCACTCGATCCTTTTCATTTACGTTCTCTATCAGAATCGGCTGCATAAGATAACCTGTGATTTTAATAGATGCTTTAAGTTTTTCTATGTTTCGTGTATTGTAGAAATTTTCCTGAGTCGGTATCAACTCTCTGGGATCTCTGTATACAATTGTCTGGTCTTCCCTTCTCTGCGGAAGAGACTGGATTCCCAACAAATCTCGTGGATTAAATCTTTTTCCCATACTTATCTCCCTATCATCTGTAGATATTCTCTTACAAGTTTCTTATAGTCTTCTGCTGCCGCGCTTCGCTTGCTGTACTGCACAACTGGCATTTTTGCATATGTACTCTTTGCAACTGCAAGAGAATTTCTGATCACGGTGTGCATTGTCGGATAGCATTCTCGAATAATCTCAGCTCCTGCAGTGTGTGCTTCGTTATATCGGTTGTATCTGGAAATAAAGCATTTTACGTTCTTCATTTCCGGATTCCAGTCACGTTTGATTGTATCGATCTGCTTTAGCAGCTCTCCCATGCCTTCTGTCGTATTATCATCAATTTCAATAGGAATCAGCACATCGTCTGCTGCCGCAAGCGCATTGATTACAGAGATGTTAATATCCGGAGCATTATCGATTACACAAAAATCATAATCTTCTTTCACTCTTTCAACAGCTTTTTTCAGTCTGGTCTGCTGCACTCTTGTCAAATCCATGGACGCTTCCAGATTTGCTTTTAACAGATTGAGATTTGCAGTGATGATATCCAAATTTTCATAATTTGTGTTCTGGATTAGTTTTTCCATGTCCGGATCTTCTTCTGTCATAATCTCATCGATTCCGACACTCTCCGGAGATCTTCTATCCAATCCACGGGAGCAGTCTCCCTGCTTGTCATTATCTACAAGCAGAACTTTATAGCCTTTCTGGTTAAGGATGTAAGCAATGTTAATGCTGGAAGTGGTCTTAGCTACTCCTCCTTTTAAGTTGATGATTGCAATTGTTCTCATGTTGATTCTCCTTTTCTTGTTTATTCTTTTCTTTTTCCGAAACTGCATCCGTCACCGGCTTTTAATCCTTCACAGGAGCCGTTTCCAAGTCTGCAGCAATCTGCATTTGTCGTTTCTTCGTGTATTCTGTAAGCGCATTCCTGACAGAGCACGATATTTTTGTATTTCTGCATGAGCTGATAGGCAGCAGTTTTGCTGAAGGTGTTGATTTCGTCATATTCCTGACCGATTCGGTCAATGTAGCTTTCCAGTTTGTAAACGGCACAGCATTGATCCTGTTCTTCTTGTGTCATTGTCGTGTAATTACTCGGACAGATCTTGTCGCAGATGTATGTTGCAAATTCTTCAAGGATAGAGCTTATGCCTTCTTCTTCGTTCTTTTTCTGCTCTGAGCATCCATTCAGGTTTTCCTTTGACTGGTTCATCTTCAAACCATATCCCTCCCTGTTCGTCTTTATAGTATGTAAATCGGGTACCTGATCTAATAATGGTACACAGACATTCCATTGTTCTTTGATCCTGTTCCGGTCTCAGGCTCCAGCCTTTGCCCCATAGTTCTTCTGCATTCATCTTTTCTCTTTTCCATCTCCTCCTGCAGCCACCCGGAATAACTGTGTTTCTCAGTTTTTCCAGTTAATTTGTGTGTACTTGGAAGGGCATGGATAGCAGAATACACACGCTGCCATTCTTCTGCATTCTTTATCTCTTCGCCTTTACTGTCTTTCCAACCAATTCCAGCCAGTTCTTCCAGTTTCGGGATTCTGCTGCAGACATATGCATCTCTTGTGTGTACGCAGATCTCGCACGGTACCGCCATGCGTTCCAAGGCTTCCGCAAGTGTTATTAAAACGGTCTGGTGGTAGGTTCCTTCGAAGTGTCCGAAGCCTTCCTTGGTTCGTTCTTCGTTTCGTATCGATACTGAAAGGACATAAGAGCACTTTCTATCTGTGATTCCCTGATAGATACTGCTGGTTTCAATGTAAATATCTACTTTCACTTTCTCATCTCCTCTCAAATCTGTAATCGTTCGGTAGCTCTATCGAGCCAGCCTATATCTGTATGCGGATTCAGGCGGAACATTGTGTATCGTCTGTATCTAAATCCGGTTTTTGGATTTATTCCTTCATGAATTTTTGCTATGTAATAACCTTTCTTAGGCTTCAGTTCTTTTTGCCATCTCTGGAGCTTGTCTACACGTGGTTCAGGCAAAGGCATATTCCTCGAAGTGTTGTAGCTTACTTCTTTAATCCTCGGTTTGGCAAGTGTCCCGTCTTTTTTCTTTTGTCGGGTGTTTTCATCTTTTGTTATGTAATTGCTGAGCTTCGTGAAATCTTCGTCATAATATTTACTTTTCTTTATTGCACTGGTCCACGTTCCGCCTTTACTCCAAGCTCTTTCTAAGATACTGGCTGTATCGCCTACTTCATTTACAATAATGTGGATGTGCCAAGCTCCTTTTGTTCCCCTTTCTATATTCCTGA